GCACCCTTTAGGGTGCTCTCCGGTACTTTTAGTGCCGCAGGGTTGAGATCCTGGCTCTACCAGAATAACCTAAATGCAGTGCATCCAGGCTCTGGTACAACTTAATATAAGGATATCCATGTCTGGTTATTATACGGATACAAGGCAGTCCCGTGGAATGCAGAATATTTCTACAAACCATGAACTGCCTAATGTGCCTTTCCTTAATAGGAAGGCTTCTCTTACGCCATTCGAATATGTTAATCAGAATGTCGAACAGAGCATGCCGTATCCGGCTCATAGGGATTTGATTCGTTCTTATAGAACGAATCGAACTTCGTCACCCGATAAACCACGTTATGCTATTGGACAAGATTTAGCAGTCCAAGAGCTTAGTGGTCAGCCTCAGCCCGATTCAGGGCATGAGTTGAACATTTACCAGCACGAGATGGTCCCTTGGGACCGTTATCGCGCTCGTCGTGTTCAGTATCAAGCTGGCGGTACAACTCAAATCTACACTGGTCCCCTATTTCATGGGTTCCAGTTGAATTGTACTGCTTTGGGGTTCGAGGGTGGTTGGATCGCGGAAGGTAATTCCCTTTGGGGACCTACTATTCCTGATCTCACCCCGGATTGGGGCACCAAGGCTATTGCCAAGGTTGCTCCAACGAAGTCCAACGCGTCGATCGCCACAGCTCTAATTGAGCTCCGTGACGGTCTTCCGAAGATGCCTGGTAGGGCACTCAAAAACGCCAGGGGCTTCAAGGACCTTTCGAAAGTTGGTCCTGAAGAATTCCTGAATTACGTTTTTGGGCTAGTCCCTACTCTAAGCGATATTCGCTCCATCGCGTCTGCAATTGTTAACCAGAAGAAAATTCTGGATCAATTTCAGCGCGACAACGATAAAGTTGTTCGGAGGCGTTATGGTTTCCCACTGAGGAGTTCTGTAGAGAACTGGTCCTCTGGCTCGTTGCCTGCTTCTCGTTTGTCTCCTGTCCCTATGGGATGGGAGGCTCCGGGTTCAAACAGCTTGCCTGAGAACATGTTCCTCAGTGCCAGTGCAGAGCGGACTCTCTCTAAACAAGAAAAAATCTGGTTTAGTGGTGCCTTTCGGTACCATCTTGCTTCCACCGATTCTCAGTGGGGCAGGATTGAGAGAACGTCGCAGCTTATGGCTCATCTTCTAGGCGCTCGCCTAGACGCTGAGACCATGTGGGCTGCGATGCCATGGAGCTGGCTCGTTGATTGGTTTAGTGATACTGGAGATATTATCTCCAACGCCACTCATGCCATTCTCGATGGCCAGTTGTTGCAGTATGGTTATGTAATGTGTGAAACCACACAATACTCAACCATTACCTCTAAGAACGTCACCAGTTCATCTGGTCAGTCGTTCGGAGACATCACTACGGCTTTCGTTTCTCGACGAAAGCAACGGGTGAAGGCAACTCCTTACGGGTTCGGTCTAAACCCCGACTCGTTTTCGCCTCAGCAATGGGGCATTCTGTCGTCTCTGGGTATGACCCGAGGCGTCAACAAGCTCTTTTGAGCTTGACAACTAAATAACAATTAAATATTAATTAGGAGTAATGCCATGGCTTTCGCCGATCCTCAGACTATCACGGTTGTCGGTACCACCGCTTCGACGCTTCCGCGCGTTGCAAGTGGTATTAACTCTGGAGCTTTCCAGAGTGCCGACGGCACCCAGAAGCTGTCCGTTTCCAGTACTTACGGGAAGCGTACGCGTCGGGTGGTTCGTGTCGATCTGAATAAGATTGCTGCGGACCCCTTCGTGGTTGGTCAGAACGATTCTGTTTCGATGTCGGCTTACGTCGTCATCGATGTCCCTAAGCAGGGATACAGCATCGACGAGCAGACTGCAGCGGTCGCCGGCCTTGCCGGCTACCTCACTGCATCCACGAATGCCCAGCTTAAGAAGCTCCTCGGCGGCGAGAACTAAGTTCTCACCCAACCCTGGAACTGCTTAGAAAGGGCAGGTCTGATGGACCAGATTGTTTATCTGATCCTGGGCGGTTCAGTAACGCTCGGAGTAGTGTCCCTTATGCTCGTTAACAACGCGCTTAAGGGCAACTCGAATCGAGGTCGTCACTGAACTAAGTAAAGCATATGGCTATGGAAGCTCACCCCCAATATGAATGGAGGAGGCTTGAAAAGCCTTATGTTACTCTGCGAGTCAGTTCTCAATGATATTGAGAGCTGGTGCGGCACTAGTACCCGACTTGATCTGAAAACAGTCAAGTCGCGTGTTGAAGCTGAGGGGTTATCGTTTTTGACGATTACCTTAGCGAACTATGGTAAAGACTTCCAAAAAAGTCTCGACCAAGGGTTCGTTAGTCACGACCTGTTCCTGGGTTTTTCCAGGTCAGGCGGTCTCCCCCGATTCCTCGGAGGTTTCCTTGATCTCATCTTCGATCGGCCTAGTGGACGATTGCTTGATGAACCATCGATCCATGCGATCCGCGCTATTCGTCAGTTTACACTGATGTTTGCTAAGATCAAAATGGATTGCTCTCCTGCACGTGTGCAGGGGGCTTTTGATGAGTTCATCGAGACTGAACATGCAGTTAAGGAATATGACGCTCTGAGAACTCCGGATATGTATTCGGACTTTCAGCGTGTCTCTTCTTTGGTTTTTCGTGATGTTTTTTCTCTTATGGATCGTGAGATCTATGAGGGAAACATCATTCCAAAACATGGCCCTGGCACGACTCAGGATCGTACGGTTGGAAACCGTAAGTTCTTTTGGACGACCTGGACCGACCGTCTGGAATATTTATTCCCGGCGCGCGAGTTCCTCGCGCCTCGTATCGGTCTCGCTAACAGCGAATGTCTTAACTGGCTGGAGCCCGGAGCAGAGCCACCCGTTAGGGTGATCACTGTTCCTAAAACGTTGAAAACGCCTCGAATCATCGCGATTGAACCTGTTCACATGCAATATGTGCAGCAGGGTCTTCTCGAGAAATTCGTTGAGTTCATTCATGAGGATGACATCTCATCAATGTTCATCAGTTTCAATGACCAGGAACCTAATCAGTTCTTGGCACATGAAGGGTCTGTTTATTCAGACCTCGCAACACTTGATTTGAGTGCTGCGTCTGACCGCGTTTCCAATCAGCTTGTGCGAGCCATGCTGCATTTATGGCCTCATCTTCTTGAGGCTGTGGATGCATCACGGTCACGTAAGGCTGACGTTAATGGCAAGGTTATTAGGCTTGCTAAGTTCGCGTCTATGGGTTCAGCTCTTTGCTTCCCTATTGAGTCTATGGTGTTTATCACCCTAGCACTCCTTGGGGTCGAAAAGAAGCTCAATCGCCACTTGACCAGAAAGGACCTTCAGGGCCTTTCTGGGGAGGTACGCACTTTTGGTGACGATATTATCGTCCCCAAGAGTTCAGTGCTTGATGTTGTCGACGTACTTACAGATTTTGGTCTGAAAGTAAATGTCGGCAAGTCTTACTGGACCGGAAGGTTCCGTGAGTCTTGCGGTAAGGACTATTATGCTGGCTATGACGTAACACCTGTCAAGCTACGCACTCTAATTCCTACCCAACGTCAGCACGCTGAAGAGATCATCTCCTTCTCTGCTTTCCGCAACCTTGCAGCTAAGCTGCATATGGATGCGACTGTAGAATACTGCGATTCGGTTTTGGGATCATTGATCCCTTATCCGGCAGTAGGGGAGTTCTCTCCGGTTGTCGGCAGACATGTCCATCCTTCATCTATTGATGTTGGTCGGATGTGCCACAACCTCCAACGTCCTCTTGTCAAGGGTGTTAAGGTTGACACTACCATTGGGAGTGATCCCATTGATGGTGATGCCGCTCTCCTCAAGTATTTCTTGAAGAGGGGTTCTGCCCCTTTGTCCAAGGATCACTTGGAGCGTGCAGGCCGTGCCCGTACGGTTCGTACGAAAACGGGATGGTTCTCGGCCTTGTAGGCTGAGAAGCGGGGATTTTCCCGCGACCAG